AATCGGCTGGGATGCCTATTACGCCGAGCAGGTGATCACGGGCGATTACATAGGCCTCGACGGCACGCCGTTCTATCGCACTCCGCGTGACTGGGTGACACTGGCACGGGAAAGAGTGCCTGTGCTTCCGTTCCTGCAAGAGCAGTTCAAGTAAATAATGCGTTCATCGCTTTCTTGCGAATGCTGCTAACCAACTGCGTGACTTTCGGATCAACCAGATGAAACGAAGACACCCAACCGACCTCCGTGATGCCTTCCTCGGTCACTGTGATCTTCACACATCCGTCTTCAGTCATCTCAGTCTCGACTGGCATAAAGAAAAAGCCCCGACAAGCGGGGCTGCAGCTCTGCTCTCCCAACTAATGTATCGACAGGATTAGATGTCGGTCTCAGCTGTGTAGCTGTAAGCCCCGTAACCGGCCAGGGTGAACGAGACAGTCGCCACGGTGCCTGCCTCAATACTCTCGGAGAAGTCGGTGACGAATGCGACTCCGGCGTGCTTCTCAGGATCACCAGTCGCACTCATCTCGGGAGATTCGCGATACCAAGTGACCGTAGTGCCGGTGGCTGAGTTGAGTGCTGCGTTCTTGAGAATCGCGTAGCCCGGATCGTTCAGGTTGAGGTTGAGCGTGCAGGGGATGGAGTAAGACTGAGTGGTGACGATTGCAGCCGTGAAGCCAAGAGTCGAGCCGTAGTCTTGGACTTCTTGAGTCTCGGAAGAACCTTGGATGCCGGCGTTGGTGAGGGAGATCAGCTCCGTCATGCCAGTGGCATCGGTTGGGATTGCCGATGCGGTCGTGCCCGCCGCGACGTAGAGGCGATACCCGAGGCTATTAAAAAATGCTCCTGTAGCCATTACTCAAGAGTGCAGATTTGCTTTGAGCTAATTTGCCGTATCATTCATTTCTAAAGTCTCCATAGGTGTAGCTCTGGGGCAAATGTGCAACTCAAACCCTTTAATCTCATGGTCAGCAGCGCATGTTGCGATTAGAGCCTGCTCAAACTGCTCTGAGGTGATTGATAGCTCAACCATTACTTGGTCCTTAGATGCACCTTTGCTTAAAAGTCGTCGAGCAAGCTGACCTGTGCGGCGCACGTTGCCGGGGGCTTTGATGATGAAGTTATGGTCACGGATGAAGTGCAATACTTCGCCTTCACAAAACACACCTAGAAGTGTGCTAAATGCACCGCGCTCGGGACGCCATGCGCGACATACCTTTAAGAAGGCAAAGTCAATGCTGCTGAACACATCCTCAGATGAGACAAACGGGTATTTACGGCAAAGCTTGCGGCCCATCATCCTGACTAGCCCCTGGTGCTGGCGATACATATCGGCTGCGTACCTCTGCTCCTCCCGTGATAGAGGTGTGCTTAGGTAGCCCGTTCGTGGTCGCTGGTTGCGCGGCAAACTCTTAGGGCGTGTTCTTCAATCTATCGACCCTATTTAGGGGTACTAAGATCTGACCACTGAGATCAGATTTGTGCTCTGCTGACCAACCAATAGACAGCCAATCAGCGTGCGCAGATGAGGAAGTGCGGTCAGTGGTGATGCTGGTCGTGTGGTGCGTGAGCCTGTGCCCTTCCATTCAAGTTCGAGCACGTCAAGCTTTAGCCGGCGGAGGTCGGCATTGGGTACTCCGGGCACAAGTTCACCGCCTGCCTGGGTGTTGCGCAGAATTGTTGAATCAGCCAGGAGTGCTTCGGCTAAGTCAAAAGTGGCTAGCTCAATCTCGCGGGGGATGGCGTCCTCACTTGGTGCTTTGTCGCCGCATTTGGCGTCAGTGCGGGGCCACAGTAATGCTTGGGTGTCTGTGGTCTTGGTGCCGATGTAGGTCAGTGTTTCTAGGCCGTTTGTCGCTGTCACCAGTGCGCGAGCGCGGTCATCTGCACTGGCGGTTGTCCACGCCAATGTCCCCAACATCGAGTCGGCAATGCTATCTGCATCTACAACGCTCAGGTAGCTGTTTGCCTGTGCGTCGCCTGCGGTAGCGTTGATGACTGGTGCCAAGGTCTTCTCCGCCCTTTACTCCAAGGTTGCCTGGTGAGGCAATCTATGGAGAGTCAAACTTGGGCATGACAGAAAAGCTTTCGCATAAGGTCAGTTACACCAAAGGGCGTCGTAAAGCTGATCGTGTAGCCGCAAAGGCCGCAGAAGGGCTTAACGAACGGCTCTGGGATGATCTCGTAAAGGATCTGCATCGGCTGATGGGTGAAGGTAAGACTGATACTCAGATCGCAGAGGAACTAAAGATCAATCCGATGCTTGTTAAACAAGTGCGGACGCGCTCATACCAATCGACGGTCAACACGAAAGCAACCTTCGAGAGGTTTGAGAAGAACAGAACTAAGAAGTGACACCGATAGCGTCAAGCACGCAAAAAAAAGCCCCCGCAAGGGGCTCTTTGCTGTCAACGCCTTGAATCAGGCGTAGGTGGTGGGATCGTAAGGGGTGTTCACCAAGAGGCGAACCAGACCCACGTTCCGCAGATCGGTGTATGAAGCACCGTAGTTGGTGCTGGTGGCAAGCGCTGCATCGGTGGGGTTGTCCGTTGCAGAAGTCCAGCTGACTCCGGGGATCGTATGGCACTGGTGGAAGTCCACTGCCAGTTGATCCTGGAAGCTCAGGATGTTCCTGTCATAGTTGATGCGAAGATCACTTTGTGATGCGGTTTGCATCACACCGCCCTTCGCCAGATAGACGGGATACTTCTTCACGTCGCCAGAGGTGCCGCCGGCAAGTGGGCCGAACTGATCATCAATGATGACGTTCATGCCGAAGGCGCGACCGGCAAAGCCGGAGCCGCTACCGACGCCGATGCCCTGGCCGGCGTAGACGGTGCTGCCGTCAACCAGAGCCTGCATATAGCCCTGCTCTTCCAGATAGGAAGCAACAGCACTGTGCATCACCATGCCGGTGAGATCGGTTCCGCGCTCTCCGAGGAGTTGCTTGGCCTCGATCACCGAAGCGGCTGCCAGATAGTTGACTGCAGTGGGAGCTGCACCGCCGGTCTTGTCGATCGCGAAGTTCTGAAGAACACCATCGGCAACGATCGGGCCGAAAGCACCTTCCATCACGCTGCGTGCGCTGGTGGTGTTCAGCTTGTTCACTGCAGCAGCAAGCTGGTCGCGAACATGGCCCAGAGGATCAGCAAGGCCGGAGCCCATTTTGCTGATGTCGTCAGTGCCGTATGCGAAACCGCGACGGTAGATCGAGACAATGTGGTCCTGAGATCCGACTTTCTGGATGCTCAGGTAGCCGGCGCCAGAGGTGCCCCAGACTTCTGAGGAATCAATCCGCTCAGACGTGGGGTCGATGGGAGTCAGCATTGGGAGCTGAGTCCGAGTGCCGCCAGCGCTCGCTGCCAAGTTTTGGTTGCGCTCGATCAGGCCGGACTGAACAAAACGGCTCAGTTCGTAGATGCGCTCGCTGGTCCAAGCCCCGAAATTAGGGCGGACAATAAGATCGCCAAGGAGAGTACCCCCGACGAAGTTCTGAAGGACTGCCATTTTTTCTTAAAGAAAGGGGTTTACCGTGATCACCCCAGACCAGCTTCCGCACGTAGGCGCTTAGCTAGATCGGGATTCTTTTCCTCCATCAAAAGAGCTTCTGTCATGTTGAAACTCTCCTTTTTGAAGGGGTTTGCATTTGCCTCCACGCTGGTGGAAGTCCTGCTGCCCATCCCCATCGCGCCTCGATTGGCTGCGAAATGATGATCCCAACCGCTATTTGCACTCTTCAGTGATTCAACGTGCGCATCGAGAGGTTGCTCAATGCCGTTGACAATCACTGACGGTTGGCCGTTTGTTTCCCTCAGCTGGGGCTGAAGTAGGCCATACAGCTGCTCTGGACTGATGGCGCCCGCAGATGACAACTTGTTGATCGTGCTCGCCTTCAATCGCTCTGCGCTGATGGCTTGATCACGTTGCTGTAGTTGTCCCTCTAGCTCGCTGATGCGCTGCATCAACTTGCCGTTCTCTGCTGAGGCGTCTTGCCAAAGCTGCTTGTATTCACCGCTGGATTCGAGCGATTGCTGGTTGTTTGCCTTGAGCTGGCTCTCCAATTCCCGAAGTCGCTTCTCACTCTCGCCAAGACGTTCGTTCAAACTGCGATTCGCTTCGCCTTTGGCAAGGTTGTCGCGTTGAACTAATTCGAGTTTGGCTCGAAGTGCTGTAGCTTCCTCGGATTGAGGCTGATTCACGGAATCAACTGCCGCTGACTCCTGCTCAGCAGGAATCGGTTGCTCGGGCATGTCGGGAGGGATAGTGCAACCTAGGTTGCCTTAAGGTTGAGCAGGTAAAAGTCGGCAGCGGCAGCGGGGATGTACCGGCGGCTGATACGGTGCATCTGTGCGATTCGCATACCTTGTTTGATGCAAAGGGCGGCAGATGGGACACGTCGCTGGGTCTAAAATTGCGTTCCACACCCACCCGTTGGGTATGAACTCCGCACTCGCTGGCTTGCCTTTACGGGTGGTGAGGTATTGCTGCCGGGCGAAGACTTCGCGCTCGGCATAGCCTGATACGTCCCATACAGTGTTGGAAATGAGTGCTGTGTCTCGGTTGCGGATTAGTGCGTAAAGAGTTCCTCGACTGTTGATGGGTTGGACATAGCCCCTTACTGTGCGTTGGGCGACGATCGAACGTGCAATCTCTATCGAGCTGTCGCCGCGCATTACTCCCGCTTCGACTTTCGCTCGGGCGGCTTTCATGTGTGATCGCATGAAAGGACTGATGCCTCTGGCGTCCTTGGTGAAGTAACGCTGCAGGGACATTCCCCCTGAGCGGGTGGTTCTTAAGAGGGCCTCTCCTTGCCTTGGGGTGTAGTCCCGGCGCGTTAGGGGCAGCTCGTATTGCGCAAACTCTGCTGCCCTCTCTGCACTCCGTCGATCCACTATCTCTAGTTCGCGTAACAGAATCTCCACAAATTGGTCGTTGTATCGACCTAATGGACCCTCAAGACTGCGGATTAAACTGCTGATCTGCAGTTGGCGACCCTGGCCGGTGGCGGGAAAGGTCGCTAACAGCTGATTGCGGAATTGCCATAGAAGCAACAGCAGTATCGGGCGGGTGATGTCCTGTAACTTCACCTCACTCTCGCGGAGTAGTAGCCACAGGAGCCGGAGGTATTCCTCGTTGTCTTGCTCGCTACGGGCCATTAACTACCTCAGGGGTTTTTACCGGGACGCATGGGTGTGGGCAGTGTCTGGGAGTTGATGTCCTCCCCCTGGCCGGCGCGGTTGTCGCGGCTCAGACTTTCGGGTTTGCTGCTTAGTGGGTCCAGTCCGTCACCGCCGGAACCGTTTAGTTCCATCAGAAAGTCGCGGGTATCGACAATCTCGGCCTCGATGTCTGTGCCGGCGGGTAAAACTTCGCCCGCACTCAGAGCTTTCAGTGTTGTGCGCTGGCTGATTACGCCCTGCATGTAAAGCTGCAGTAGTGCTGTGGTGCCGTTGCCGTCTAGCAGTTTGTTGTCGTAATCCTGTTGGATGATGACTTTTGGTGCTTCCATGCCGATGTAGTCGGCAGCGGTTTTCATCATCTCCGTCAGCGTGAGTTGAAGGTCGTTGCTGATTAGGGCCATGATCGAGTCGCTGTCGATGCGATCCAGACGACGGGCCTCTGCAGCTGCGTTCGTCAGATTCGCTTTGTTGAGTGTATTGATGCCGAGACGGTTGATCTGGTCCTCAAGTGCGTTTAGTGCTGCAAGCTGAGAGTCGAAGGCGTCTGTGGTGGGTGAGACAAATTCAGCTCCGCCGGTGTCGGGAAGCAGGATTGCTGTGTTGGGACTGATGCCGAGTGGTGCCTCTGCGTCGGGGTCGAAGCCACGCATCGTCAATATGGGCATTGCTCCAACGTGGAGAGAATGGGCGTAATCAGTCCATCGCTGGCAGTAGCTGATTGCCATATACGCCACCTCTTTTAGTGGTGGGTTGCTGGTGAGGGTGCCCGTGCGGTCGCTGTAGATCGTGAAGAAGGGGAGCTTGTCTAAACCCGTTTCTCCTGACTCGTAGATGAACCAAGCTCCGGTGGGTGTCTTGCGGTATAGCTCGTAGGAACCTCGTTCGAGTACCCGGATCTGCTCGACCTGCTCTTCACCGAAGCGTCCTTTGCTTTCGACCGCCAGCTCGCGGATGCGGACTTGGTCAAGCTCCCCCTGGGGGTTTTGGTCCGCTGTGCGGAATCCTCGAATGGTCTGCGGGTGGACGTTGACGAGGTAGGGCTTGATTGGATTCTTGCGCTGGTCGGCAAGACTCAGCCTGCGATTATTTGCTGGCCTGTTGATGTCTACGATTGCGCTGCTGTGGCCGTAAAGAATGCTCGTCTCCAGCATCCGGCGGGCGAAGGCGTTCAGTGTCGTGCCGTCTCCGCATACATCTTTGGCCCACTCCTGCCAAAATTCGTCACCCTCCAGTGTGATCCCCTTGCGGAGGATTAGACCCGAAGCCTGTGCAGCTAGACGGGTGAGGAAGGGTGGTAAGACTGCGTGATAAACCCGGCGTTGATAACACTCTGCGTCCTCTCGCGGCTCTTGCGGGAGCACTCTGGTGGATTCTTCTCGGATGCCCTGCGTGCCGGCGAGACAGATGTTGATGGGATCCCAACCCTTCAGCATCGAAACCACAGCATTGCTGGGGACGCTTGGATCGTTCTCCGATCCGGCAGGCTTGGGAAGTGCAATCGGGTCGTATAACCGTGCCTGCGTAAAATCCCGTCCTAGGTATGAGCTGTTTAGGGATTGGGACACTCTTCTGCTGCTGTCTTTGCCTAGGTTTCCGCGTTACTTGAAGCGGAAGTTGCTTCCGCCAGTCACGTAACGACGAAGTCCGGCAAGGGCATGGACTACATATCCTGCTGCGTCAACAGGGCCTGAACGGTCCTCTACTCCGCGTCCTGACTTGTCCGGTTGGCCGCTGTCGTTATAGGTCTGTGTCTCGAAACTGCGGATTAGATACTTGCAGCTGGGGTTGATGAAGATACGGTTGTTCATTAGGAGAACGTTGACTGCGTTGACGCGATCCTCGATCAGTGGGTTGCTGTTTTGGATCTTTACGCGAAGGCCGCCTTTGCGGAGTATGCCAAGGTCGGATTCAGCAGCGTTGCTGGTGGTGCGCTTGCGGGAGCTGGCGTCGGGGATGATCGTGAGTTGTCCCTTCGCTATGTGCTCGGGGAAGCGCTCTTTCAGTAACTTGACGACGGATGGGGTGTCCTTCGGGTGGTGCTCTTCGATGACGTGATAGGCCTCACCTCGGCGGATGAATACTTCTAGGAATGAGGCGCCAACGTTGAAGTCTGCTCCCACGTAGATCGTGTCGGTGGGGAGGATTGTCTCGTCACTCCAGTGCGTGTCGCGGTCGAAATAGGGGTAGACAACTGTTTTGTCGAGGGCTACAAATTCTCCGTTTAGGTAGGCGGCGAGCAGCTGGGGTGGGTAATTGGCGTATAGGGAGTCAACGAATCCGTCGGGGAGGTAGGGGTTGTCGAGGGTCTTGGCTTTGATTAGGCGGCGGTCAGCGCCGGGGGTTTGGGTGAATGTTTGCCACATATATCCGTAGCCTTCTGGTGTACTGGCAAGGCAGAATTGCGGGTTGGGTCCGCCTCTCAAACGTGCCAAGATCATTTGTGAGGCTTTCTCGGCAATATGCGGGCGGGATGTATCAATCTCGTCGGCATATA